GGATCGAGTTACGGTCGCGGTCGCGCTGGCGCGATGAACTATCGCAAGTTCATTGAGCAAGGCATCGCGGGATCTGGGCCGCCGCCTGGTGTCACTTCTGCCGTTCCGTCGCCTGCAGAGGCGGTGAAGAACGTGCCGGCGATCAGGCCGAACGGAGACGCAGGCCTCGGCTCGCGCGGCGGTGGCGGCCCTGTGGCGATCCACATCAACGGCGGCAACCACGATCCGGAAGCGCTTGCGACCTTGGTCCAGCGTCGTGTCGACGAGTCCATGAACTGGCGGATGAACGACACCGAGTCCGAATACACCTAACACTGATCCCGGCCCTTCGGGGCCGGGGTCTCACTCCCCTTGAACCTGAGGAAGATATGGCAGACGTTCTGATGGGTCTTGGCTCGCAGGATCCGAACACGACTGACGAGACCGGCCTGATCCTCTTCTACGTGCCTTCGAAGGGCATCGACACCCCAAACTTCGAGACAATTCAGCGCGACGCGCAATACACCTGGACGTCCAATGATCGCCTCTCGCGCGATCCTGCGATGCAGTTCACCGGACCCGGTGAGGACAACGTGGTCGTCGAGGGCAAGATGTACCCGTACCACTTCGGTGGCATCTCGACGCTCGATCGCATGCGCAACGCCGGCCGAGCCGGCAAGCCGATGATCCTGTGCCGGTTCTATCCGCTCACCGATCCCAAGGGATACGGAACGGAGGTGATCGGCAACTATGTCATCCGGCGTGTTCGCACCGTCGAGCAGAAAATCGGCGCGGTTGGTATCGCGCACAAGATCGACTTCACCCTGGAATTGACACGATACGGCGACGACCTCGGAACGCCGACCGCGGGCAATGACTTCGGAGTTCTCTGATGTCGACTTACATCACCAAGCTTTACGACCGCCTCGATCGCATCTGCTACGATCGGTATGGGTCGACTGCAAATCAGATCGTTGAATGGGTCATTGAAAAGAACCCCGGCGTCGAGCTGTTCGGCATTGTTTTGCCCTCCGGCGTCACGATCAATCTTCCGGAACCACCTCGGCAACTGACCGAGCCTCCGGTCCTCCCCACCATCTTCCTCTGGAAATAAACGCGCTCGCGTATAATTCGAAACTATACGCGCTCGCGTATCAGGCCGCCTCCGGGCGGCCTTTTGCGTTTGGAGACTGTGCGTGCCCACAGGTTACACCCCGATCTACCGCATCTACAAAGGTGGGGCAGACATCACCGGTCAGTTCAATGACCGCACCACCCAGATCAAGGTCGAGCTGACCTCCGGTCTCGGCGACAACGACAAGCTCACCATCATGGTGGACGACCGCGATTGGCGCGTCCAACGCCCTTACGGCGGCGAAAGCCTTCAGGTCTGGCTCGGCTATCTGGAGATCGGACTTGCCTACATGGGCACGTTCGAGATCGACGACGTCACGTTCCTCGGCAAGCCGCGCAGCATCAAGCTGACGGGCGAGTCCGCCGGGATGAGCAGCATCCAGAAGGCGCCGACCATCCGTGAGTTCGACAACAAGTCCGTTGGCGACATCCTCGGCCAATTCGCCGGCCAGACCGGCCTCGGAGTGTCGATCTCCGGAGACCTCGCCAGCAAGACCATCCCGTTCAAGAACCAGGTGGTCAGCAACTACCACATGATCCACGAGCTGGAACGCATGTTCGGCGCCGTGGCCAAGATCCAGGACGGCAAGCTGGTGTTCGCCAAGCGCGACGGAGGGGAGTCGGCGAGCGGCATTGCGATGCCAACGCTGGTCCTGCTGCCCGAGCACTTCGGCGATTGGCAGGTCCGCTACACCGGGCGTCCAGGCTACGGGGAGGTCAAAGCAGCCTACTTCGACAAGGACGAAATGGTCCGCAAGTGGGTTGGCTCGGCCATCGGTGGCGTGAGCAATCTGGGAGGCGGCGGTTTCGGCGGCGCTTTCAACATCGGCACGCTGTTCAATTCAAAAGAAGAAGCCGAAGCCGCGGCGAAATCCAAAGGTGAAGGCCTCAAGCGCGCCGAGTGCCAGGCCATCTTCGATCTTGCGAAGGGCGATCCATGGATCCGAGACCAGCAGACCCTGCTGGTGAGCGGAATGCGAGACGGCATCAACGGCTCTTACGTCATCGACAAGGCGACCCACACCTACATCAAGAGCACCGGCATTCGATCGTCACTCGAATGTAAGGCGCCGGGTGATGGCGCCGACTACGCCGAAGCGAGCAAGGAGTTCATGCGGCCGGGTCCGGGGGAGATCCTCGGCGAGTACCTCCGCACCCATCCGAACATCAATCCCGGCGACCTCAGCAAGGGCGACATCGACGCCATCGTCGAGGCTGGCGACAACCGGTAATCAACGAGTATCACATGTTCAGTCAAGAAATCATCGACGCCATCGTCAAGGCGGCGAAGGCCGAAGGTTGGCCTGCGTCCGCGCTGCTTGCGGTCGTCGAGTGCGAAACTTCGGGTAAGCCGTTCGAGCAGGACGGACGCACGCCCTCGCTGCTCTTCGAGCGGCACAAGTTCTATTCGGAATTGCAGAAGCATCAGCCGAGCAAGCTGACCGCGGCAATCCGAGCCGGCCTCGCGATCCCCAAGTGGAGCCGGAAGACCCAGTACAAGGACCAGGGCACCTCAGCGGGCCGCCTCGCAGTGATTGCGAAGGCAAGGGCCGTAGATGAGGAAGTCGCCAACAGAGCGGCGTCCTGGGGCCTTGGCCAGACCATGGGGTTCAACGCCGAGCGCCTGAAATACGAAGACGCCACCCACATGGTTGGCGAGCTGTCGAAGGGGATTGCCGAGCAGATCGATGCGCTGGTTCGCGAGATCAAGACGGACAATCTCGGCAGGTACCTGAAGGCGAAGAACTTCGCGGCCTTCGCCAAGGGCTACAACGGGGCTGGCTACGCGCAGAACCAGTACGACACCCGCATGAAGGCGGCTGACGAGCGCTGGGAGCGTCGTCTGGTTCAGATCGGCAACGGCGACTATCAGCCGAAGCCGGGCAAGACCATCACGCTGGTCTACCAGACCAAGCTGAAGCAGCTCGGCTTCAACGTCGGCAAGGTCGACGGCGATTGGGGAGACCTGACCACGGGCGCTTGCTCCGCATTCCAGCGGCGCGAAGGCCTGAAGATCACGGGTCATCCGAACGACGAAACGACTGCTCTGCTCGACACGTCGGAAGACCAGCGCGAAGTCGCTCCCGAGCGCGCCAAGGCCACCGTTGACGATCTGCGTTCCGCTGGTTCGCAGACGATCTCAACGGCGGACAAGGGGTCGCTCGTTTCGAAGATCCTGGTTGGCTCCGGCGTCCTCGGCGGCGCTCAGCAGACCGGAATGCTCGACAGCGCCCAGAGCGTGGTCGACCAAGTCTCGCAGTTCAAGGGGATCATGGACACCGTTCATGACCTCGCCCGCTCGCTCGCCCCCTACTGGTGGGTTGGCGTCATCGTGGTCGGCTTCATCACCTGGCGCTGCTTCGGCGGCGTGATCAAGCAGCGACTGCACGATCACCAAACCGGAGTTCACCTTGGATAATCTCATCAACAAGATCGCGGTCCTTCGGGCCGCGGTCTCCCGGTACGTGGAAGCGGCCCGGGAGTTCATCGCGTCCACGAAGGGTAAGGTCATCCTGGCCGCCGTGCTTCTGGCCGCTGTGGCGGCATACGCCCATCACCACGGTTCAGCTGGCAAGGCAGAGTTGAAGGCTCAGGTCGCCGCTCTGCAGAAGCAGCTGGCCACCGTCGAATGCCCCGCCGTCACGGTGAGGGAACCCATCGAGGACACCGAGAGCAGGCAGCGAGCCGACGAGCTGGCTGACCGGCTGTCTGAATCCGAAGCGGCGAAAGCCCGTCTCCAAAAGAAAGTATCCGACTATGAGAAGCAGCTTGCTCGCAAACCTGCGAAGGCTGGGAGCTTTGTTCTGTCTCCCGCTGATGCTCGCGGCCTGTCAAACATTCACTGACGCCCCGGTACAGGACAGGATCGACGTTAGCGCGTGCCTGCGCATTGCCCAGACCGTCGAACTGCCTCCGATCAAGGCCGGCATGGATGCACGAGCGGTCATCGCTCGTTACCGGGCAGCCCTGATCAACGCCAACGCCAACATCTCCGACACCAAGGCCTGCATGGCCCTGCTCGATCGAGCAGAGAAACAGGGCTACTTCTGATGGCCATAGACTTTTCTGAGGCCCTCCAGCTTGTGGGTCCGTTCGTTGCCGCCGCCGGCTTGATCTCCGGCGTCTGGTACCGGGTCGAGGGCAAGATCGACGCGGCAAAGAAGGAAGCTTCGGCAACCGCTGCTGCCGCCGCGGCCAAGGCTGAGGGCGCCGTGAAGGAGCTTGCCGACTTCAAGCTCAAGGTGGCCGAGGAGTACGCCTCCTGGGACACCCTGCGCTCGATCGAGACCAGGCTAACCGAACGCATGGACAGCCTGTCTGGTCAGGTGATGAAGATGCCAGACGTCATCGTCGACCGCATCGTCAACATGCTCAAGCTCACGTCAAAGTAACGCTTGCCTGGCTGCCGTTTGCATTCCATAATTTGCATGAATGCAAATTTTGTGCTACCTCCGAGCCCGAAATCTCGGAGGTACGCACTTGCCCCGTGGTTTCTGGTTCCAACCAACCATAGGGTAAAATGACGCTCTCCACCGAAGAACGAGCCCGCAGAAAGACGGTCGTCGAAGACCTCCTCAAGCTGGGCTATCACCCTCAAGGGCAACGTGGGGGCCTCGCCTCCGCGACCAAGACCGCGGAACGCCGCGAAGGCATCAACTACCCGAACTGGGTTCGCGCTGAAGAAGCGCTGAAGCGCAAACGCAAAGAGAACTACGCGATCGACTGGTCGCTGTACGTTGCGCCCATGAAATCCGCCACCGTCACCCGAGGGGCTGACGAGGCTGGCGAAGAGCTGTCCGCCGAAGACCACGCCCATATGCGTGCGGTCTCCCTGTCCGCGGAAGTAACCTCCCTCATCACCGCATCCAAATATCCGGTCATCAATCCGGAAGCCATCATCATCGACTCCTACATGGTGCGTCGCTACGACCGGTCTGCCGGCGACTACGTCATCAAGGAGGGCACGCCTCGCACCTGGATGACCGACACCCTACATGTCGCGCCAGTCGTCGACGCTCGCAACCGCAGCTTCATCTTCGCGGGCGCTCAGAACGACGCTCCGCTGCACGAGGAGTTCTGGGCCAACCTGCAGGCCTATGCCGCCTACATCAACGCTGAGATCGTTGTTGGTCCTTGGACCTACGAGACGCAGTGGTGGGCCGAGAACAACC